CGGTTAATTTCTTCCTGCAGCATATCCGTCAAAGGATCTATACAAAATGTTAGGAGCTGATTAACTACTGCGTCTCCAATATTAGCCAAGTCACCTTTTAGAAGTACTGGAGGAATACCAACGCTACGAGCTGTGAAATCGTAAATATCATCAATCATAGCTTTAATATCTCTGGTTCCCTCTGACGAATAAGTTTTCTTTTCGTTTTCTTTCCAATCTTGACCTTTACCAAGAGGTAAAGCAGCACTATCACTATTAAGCCATTTGCTGATTTTTTCATTAATCAACTTGTCAAAAACTTCTCTTTCAGGAGTGCCTGCAACCGGCAAGGTGTCATACTTGAAAACTCCCTTAACTCCCTTAGAACGCCTATACGCATTCATGCTATAAGTTATTAATTTTGCATAGCTTTCATATAGTCCATTAACAATTTTACGCATATCTTTTTCAGACAGTTGAAAATACAAAACTTCTGATTGTTTAAAACTTCTGTTAAAAGTAAAATCTTTAATTGTTACTTGCGTAAACATGTCTTCATAAAGCGCATATTCTTTTTTATCAAAACTATCCGCTACCAAAAGCTGACCGTTTTGTTCTATTACCAGACATTCATTATGCCGGTAGAGCTGCGCTATTAATTTGTGTAGAAATGCGCTTGAATTTTGGTTTTTGTTTGGCTCAATATTCCATAAGTAGTACTCTTGTTTTTTTACCTCCTCACCTTTAAAATAAGTTTTAAATTCGCATTTGCTTATTGCATTTGCGATTAAATTTGTTGCAGACCAGAATGCCATCTCTCTAATGTAAATATCACTAACTGCTAAAGCATAGTCTTCAATAAATTCATCAAGACTATCTCCGCTTAGTGGTATAGATCCGCCTCCGAACTTATCTTTTAACCATGTCCATATGCTCACATTATATTGCCTCCTTTCTATCTACGTTATAACTGGTAGGTCTTCAAAAACACTGCCACCGGTGTCCAATAAATGTTCTATAACTGTACTGTGTACCCCTGCCATAAATGGGTCCGTCTTCCTGCTTTTACCTTCTATCTTTCCATAATAAAAATTGCCTGTATCGGTTCCCTGCTTTTTTCCAGAGGCAATTAATTTAGTGTTATTTGTAGCCCATCTTAAAAGTGGATTATCTCCCCAACAAAAATAGTGATTAACAAATATACTGTCAATCACCGGAACGATCTTCATTATGTCGCTTGGTCTAACTAAGTATAAGTTTTTATGGTCCTTATCAAATCCAATTTCCTTTAAAGCTTTTGCCAGCAGGGCATATCTATAGCCATCAACTGCAACTCCTTTAACATCGTAATACTGCATTTGTTCTAAAATATAATCAGTTATTAGATATGGGCTGATTTCAACATCATCAACCAATGTTAATAATCCATCCTCTGCCCACTGTTGCCAAGGAATTTTCAATCTTTTCAAATCTGCGGATTGTAAGCATAGCCATGAATGACTTATTTTATATCTAATATCACCATCTCTAAAATGTAGGTCCACGCTGGCAAGGTCATTAATTTTAGTATAGTCAATACCCACTACACATTGTCTACCTGTTAGGTCCGGCATAGTTTTATTTGTAGCCGCTATATTATCCCACTCTGTAACTTGTAAATCTCTATTGCCTTTTGGATAATTCATCCTTTTAGTGAAAAACTCTTCTTCTAATGCTGCGCTATATTGCATTTCAGTATAGGCATTTTCCATCTCAAGCTGAAGTGTAGGTAAATATTTTAAAGATGGATTTGCTAAATGCCAATTATTTTTATCCTTTGCCTGCTCTTCTGTATGAATTCTGTAAATTAAAGGTAACCAGCGCAAATCTTTTATAGTACCGTTTAAAATGTCTTTTGCTATGGCAATCGTGTCATCAAATACACCATTTCTTACATTGCCGTTTGTCGATATCATGAAGGTTCTGGAGTGTTTCCTTTTACCGAACCCTGATGTAAATACTTTTATATCATCGTAAGTTTGATATCCGTGAACCTCGTCAAATATAAGGCATCCTGTTCTTTTGCTGTCCTTAGTTTTCGCATTTGAGGTATTAAACTTTATGTATGATTTAGTTGATAAATTTTTGATTAGTTCCTTAGATTTATAAAAGAATTTCTTTGACTTTCCCCAAGTCCTTTCAAGCATTTCATAAACATCGTCAAAAGATGTTTTGGCTTGGTCTTCGGCGTTGGCAACTATATCTACGTTATAACCTTTAATTCCATGATAGTGCGTTGTCAGGTACCATGACAGTGGAGAAATATAACCATTTTTCCCATTTCCTCTCCCCATAATCAATACAATTTTTGTAAAAACTAAAGTGTCATCAGATTTATAATAACAATGAATGCAAGCTGTAACTAATAACTCCCAGTCAAAAAGTTTTATTTCAAAATAACGCTCCATCAGCTCTACGGCTTTATCTATTTTTTCAATATCGATAAAAACATCCGGGTTATTTAGCTTTTCTTCAATTAAGTCACAAGCTAAAAGTATTTCTTCTTCAACTAAAATCGAGCCGCTCCGGCAACCGTCAATATAACTATCTATGTAAGGGTGATAATCTTTCTGTCTACATTTCCATGTCTTCTTCATCAACTACACCACCTTGATTTTCTGGTGGTTTCAATCCTAAAAATTCAAGTATTTTTTGCATCTGCACACTTGTCTTTACCATAATGTCTATACTTTCGTTATTTACGATTTGTTGTTGTCCTCTACTGTCAAGCTTTGTTACCTTGCTGCCTCGCTTTTTTATGTCGTCAGCTAATTCTTTTTTTGTTTTCCAATACATAAGCCAATCTTCCACCATATCGGTATAGTAACTTCCAACTGCTCCATTACGCTCTAATTGGTCCAGCATATCTTGCCTTAGTCCTTCAATAATTTGATTTACGGTTTCCTTTTTTACAGCCATATTATCACCTCTCTACAAAAAACCTACGCGTGCGCGTGAAAATATCTCTTGTCTAAACCCCAGCCGAGTCAGAGCATTTTGGATTAAAATGCGTTTTATTTCGACCGAGGGCCTGTCAATCCAAATACAAACCGCTCCTGTTTCTTTTTCGATTGCTTTGCCCTGCCCATGTCTTCGGGCAGTATTCCGTACTATGCTTATTGCTGCCACAGTATCCACATCTTAGTCCCCATGCTCTTCTTGCATTACCGCCCCACGTTTTAGGGCATAACTCATATGGATGTTCATCACTACCACAATATGTACAACGCATTACCATCTCTCCTTTGTCAAAGGTTCCTGTTTGTTGTGTCTAAGTCTTTCCGGATGACAAACTGTCTCATGACATTCCTTGCATACAGGAATGAGATTGACATACTCTTTACCCTGAAATATATACGTCCTGCTCAATGCCAACCTTGGATGTCTTCTAACAAACTGAACATGATGCACATGATTCGCTTTAGTATAGAAACCTTTGCTCTTACATATCTGACATTCATACTTATACTCTCTCAATATTTCCTTGCGTAACCTTACCCAGTACTTTGACCTATAAAAGTCTAACAGTCTATTCTCTGCAATAAGTTTACTTACCCATCGACCAACTTCATCTTGGTTATGTATGTTCACATAATCACTTCCAATAAAAAAGCACCCTTATCGGATGCTTACATTTTCCAACTTATATACCCGCACCCTCCCACTTGCGTTTTAGTATATCTTTCCCTATGTCCAAAGCAAATCATCTCAGCTCAGGACATCAACCTTATGTTTATTTATAACCTCGCAAACATTCTTTTCTTAACACCATTCAAATAGATTGTTGGTGTATCTTTGCTGCTTGGTTTAAATTCGTATTGTTCTCCATAACCACCATAATTTAACATAGTACTTGTGTTAACAAATAACTTGTCCACTACTGCAATATAACTATTCGGAATATCTACCCTGTGAAAGCTCTGTTTCATTATCATAGGTAAATGAGTATGACTATGTATATAAATGTCAGCATCAACTATACTTGCCATATCTGCCAATCTGATAGCCTTAGCACCCTCTTTTCTTCCGCCACCTGAGCCATGATTGCAATAAATCGTATAGCATAACTTCCTTACTTTGCCAGAACCGTTACTCTCCTTATGACTGTTTGATTTCTCACCAAATCTTACAAATAAAAAACTTGACTCTTTGGAATATCTATCATAAACGCCTAATTGCTTAGCTACAATAGCCATTAAATCAATACCTTCTTTTCTATAAGTTCTATTTTCGTGATTTCCGCTATTTATGCATAGTATTTTATTCTTGACAGGCTCGAATAAATCAACCGCTGTCTGTATTTGTTCCATCGGAGGAATTTCCTCTGCATAACTATCTGACACTGATGTTTTAGTTGCATTATTTAAAATATCACCATTAACAATGACATAAGCATTTATATTATTTTGCACTAATTTAATATTATCTTTAATTAATTGCATA